GACCAGCTTTCTCATTGCGTTTCCGATACTTCTGATAACTGTCGATATAGAAGCGTTATCCATGTATTCGATTTCGATAACGTCAACTTTCTCTCGTTTGATTGCTCGATCCACTGTTGATAGCGGATCATTTCCGGCCATGATAGAAATAGCGATCGTGATCTGCGCATCCTTTACTAGATCGGGTATTTTGTCGGAGTCTGTCAAATAACCATCAATATATAAATCAGATCGTGGAAATTGCAAAGACTGAGTTTCAATATATTTTATCCCGCGAAATGGTTGCTGTTCGAAATAATCCATCGACAAAATAAGCAACTGAGATTCGTCTCCGTATGTTCCGGAGATTGTAATATTACGATCGCCGCAGTATTGAGTGAACTCGGCAGTCGTTACATAACTGTTTGCGTTTGCGACGATCGAGCCGTCTTCGACGATTATTGTTGCCATCGTTTAGCTCTCCGATTTGAGCTTTCGGGTTTTCTTTGGTGTTACTTTTGGCTTTGCCGCCTTCTTTTCACCGAACAACTTCATTGTCTTCGGATCAAAATCTGATTCGTTAATGATTATGCACTTTCCATCTCTGTCGATCTGAACTGTGGGTAATGGTTGCATTTTTGTTTCCCTTTAAGGATACGGAGCGCCCGAAGACGCCCCGAAATCACTTTTAACCAAGTAGAACAGCCATATGCTCTGGCTTGATGGCAGAAACACCCCAAGCAAGTGCAACTTCGAAATGAACTTGGCGATACTCTTTGTACATTGACACTTCGAACGTGATGCCGCTTCGCGGATCAGTCATCAACATAACGTCTTCAGCAAGATCGCCCTCAACTGGCCTTGCTGGAGCGCGAGTTACTAGAACGATTGCGCTTCTGTTGAAAGCCATGTTTGCCGCGTAGTCGTTGCCGACAGTCATTGCAACGCCTGAAGCAACCGCTTCCTGTAATCCTGGCGCGGCGATTGTGACGTTGCCGCCAGATAATGCGCTAGTTACAAGATACTTGTTTGCGTCTCCAGCAAAAGTAACAACATCACCAGCAACAACAGTTCCGGTTCCGCCTGTTAGTCCAATTACAGTTGCGTCTTTTGCTTGAATTCCATCGGTAACATAGCTTGAGCCAGTTCCTTTGGTATGAGCGTATGATTGAGCCGACTCTCGAATATCGAGTCCAGCAGTTGAAAGCATAACGCCCTGACGAAGCATTGAGTCATTGCCCTGAACATCAACGCGGCTTTGTAGACCAAGCATTGAAGCACCGGCCGCAGAACTAACAACTAGCTGGTTGTTTGTTAACGGAGCGCCGTTGTCCTTTAGAATTCTAAGAGAATTGGAAGCGTCGCTGAAATCGCCAGCAGTTCCGAACGGAGTTGTTCCAGCAGTGCCGAATGCGCGAGAAGCCTCAACGTACAAGCCAGCAAGATCTGCCTCAACTTCGTTGGTTAGAGTTCGCATCGCTTGAGCGAATTGATTCTGGAGAAGACTGTTATATCCGCCGCCAGTGTTCAAACCGCGTTGCTCTTCTCCGTTGTAACGAATAGGAACGCCACGCGACTTCGAAATGCTCAAAGTCTTGTTTGTTACAGTCTGATCGCCAGTATCCGGCGCTTTCTGCGCTGGAGTGATGTCAGCCGCCGCAGATGCCGGAGCAACCGCGCTTCGAATGGTTTGTCCTTTGGCCGCACGCTCCGCATTCGCGTCGAGTGTTACCGCTGGTATCATTCCGACCAATTCACGCGAGACAGTGTCAAGCGCCTCATAAAGATCGGGAGTTAAGTTTGTTAATGTATTAGCCATGTTTTTTACCTATAGATTAGTCTGAGATGATGCCGCCGTCTTTAATGAACTGCATCTTTTTAGATGCCGCCATATTATCAAAGTCGGCTCGATTAAGTGATTTCGTGGCCCCGCCACTAGCAGAACTCGTCGCACCTCCCCCAGAGGCCGATGAGCCGTCAACCAAAAACGGATATTCCTTTGCGAGATGGTCCATTAATGCCGAAGAATCAACTTCCATTCCGCCGACCAAGAATTGAACCTTATCGCCATCATGCCGAGCATACTTTGAAGCATAGTCGGCAAGAACTTCCGCTCTCTTGGCGTCTGATTTCGCTAGATGCGAACCAATACCGTGAGCGGCGATATTAATGTCTTTTTGTTGGATCTTTGTCGTGAACTCTTGCAACTCCTTGTCCTTCTCGGCAAGTTGGGCCTGTGCTTGTTCCCATAGATTTTTAAATTCGCCCTTTTCTTGAGCTGTGCTGACCTCTTGTTGCTGTTTCTGCGACTCTAATTCTTTTGCGCGTCGCTTTGCGTCTTTCGCTTCGTCCATTAACTGCTGAACTTTTACTTTGAGACCGCTGGTATCCTCTGGTTCGGGAATGCCTTCGACTCGCAAGATATACCGATCACCTTCCTGTTTGTAAAGTTCTTGAACTGATTCGTCGATTTCGTTTATATCTTCGACCGCGTATTGTAACCCCATTGTGTTGTACCCCGTACAATTATGTCACCCCGTGACGTTTCGCCGATTATATCACTTTTTGGTAAAAGTAAACACAATCGACCCGTTTTTACTTGACATCGTTTTCCGGCGTTATGTCATAAAGATCTTTTAAGATACCGAGAACGCCTTTTTCGAGTTTTGGAAATTCTTCTGCAATCTCTAGCGCATCATCGAGCGAATAATAAACATCTGAAATCGTATCTTCTGGATCTAATATATCAAGATCCGAAATCTTTGAATTGTTTGGCGTATTCTGCATTTATCAAATCCCCCATCTGTTTCGCCAATGGTCTCGGCGTTGGATTGTTAATATATTCGGCCCAGCTCTCAGCGATGAACTCGGCGATATTCTTGTTTCCGTACCGACTCAGAACTTCGCCCATATTCTCCCTATTTTCCCTAAACAACTTCTGAAGTTCCGGGTTCTTGCTTAATTTGAGCATATAGTCGATCTGGTGACCGATCTCGTGATCCATTACTGATCGAAGAGTAGCGGTTCCTTCTGGATGCCATTTGCTGGCGACATCATTCTTTAGCCCTTCTTTAAATTGATCGACCGCTGATCTTTTGCCCCATTTTTCGTTGTAAGCAATCCCGTCAACGTCTTTGAAGAAATCAGCCGCTATTCCGCGATTTTTATCTCTAGCGAATGCGTAAGTCCTCCCCGACGTTTTTGTTTTCTTTGCGTATTTTTTAGCCATTGCATATTTTTCTGCTGGACTTTTATTGGGGTGCATTGCTCTAATTTGAAAAAGAGTATATTCAAAAGTTCCTTTATTCCATAATCTTCCGTTTTCTTGAGCTGATCCAATAAAACTCATTCTTCCCTTTAGTGCTGGCATTCGTTCGATATTCTCAAGCATAGATTTATTCATCTCGTTGGCTACTTCTATATCTAGCTTTCCGAATTTAGCAACTCGCGCCAGACCGTTGTCGATAGCATACTTTTCTGCTTCTTTTATAGTCTTCGCTGAAGCAAACTTCTTCTTCTGATCTGGAATCTTGGATTTTCCTGGCGACTTCACACGACTGACCACTTTCGGTTTTTTGCGAACCTTTGTTGCTCCATCAAGAATTCGAAGTTGCTTGAGAGATACCGGATTGCCATTAGCATCAACGAAATCGTCGAGACTGATCTTTCCAGCATCAAACAAAGCCGCTCTCTCTTTGCCGAGAACCTGAACCCTGAAATCTTTTGGCTGATCTTTCAACCAACCGCTATAAGTTCGCTTCGCTGATACTGGCCCGTCCATGCTTGCCCGAGTTCCTTCAAGCCCTTCTTTCTGGAATCGATCATCCAGAGCTGGAACGCGAAGACTTCTGCAATTCCAATGTCGCGGAGTCTGCGGCGGCTCATCAAATCCGAGAATCTTGCCATCCAAAGCCGCGCATCCGAGCGTTGTCCGGCCATCCAGCACCGAAACGTACTCTTCGCCCTTCAGAATATCGTTGTTAGCTCGATTCACTGCGGATCTGGCCTCTGAGCTTATATGGTTAACGCTAGTTCGAACCAGTGCTTCAGCTTGCCGCTTGTGTTTATTGGTAGTTCTAACAATCTCGCCAGTAAGTTGTTGGACGGTTGCGCCATCAACCATTCCGCGCTGGATCGTTCTGGTGACTTCTGCGGCTTTATCTGTCGAGAACTGAGTAACCGCTTGGTTCAGCGTCAAAGATTGAATCACGCTTCCCTGCTTGCCGCTTACAGCTAACTGCATCGGCTTCTGCGTTACCAGAGATCGGAGTTGCTCGGATGCCGGAAGTGTTACTTCAGCAGTCGACGCCGCGTTCAATGTCTTAACCGCGAACTCTGCTTCGTACTCTGCGAACTCGGAAGCGTTCTTTGTAAGATCGCCGCCGAGCTTTTGGAGAGCATCTTTCTGCAAATCAACAATCTGATCGAGTTTTCTTGTTAATGATCGGGTTTGCGTTAAATCCTGAATACCATCTAAGCGTTCAATTATCTCTTTCTGAGCGCCGTCGAGATACTTGACCAAATCCTTAACTTGGCCTCCCGCGTATCTCTGGACGTAAATTTGATGCCTTACACCGGCATTTAGCAGATAATTGTTCGCACTCATTTAGATCGGCGATTCCTGAGTTATGTCCGAGATAATATCTTCCGGCGTTCCTTCAGATTGTATCCATCCGGCATCGATAAGCCGTCGGATTATGTCGATCTTCGGCATTACTCCGGCGTCATTACCCTGAATCATCGCCATAATTTCCTGTGGCGCAATTGTGTCTGCGTAGAAGTCGCTATTCAGAGAGAAAGTGATCTCTGCTTCAGAATCCGCAATAAACGCCCGACAATCAGCAAGAACCGAAGAAAATGATTCGTCCATGTTACCGACCAAAGTATCGAGCATCGAGTTTTCTGAGGTTGCTTGAATTCGCGCTTCTTCCGCAGTTCTTTGTCCGGTCTTGGTTATGATCTTCGCGCCGATCTGAACCATGATCTGCTCTTTGTGCGTCATCTCTGCACCGATAGCACTAGCGGCATTTAACTGCAAAAGCTCCGCCTTCCCGCCCTCTGATAACACTAGACCAGAGTTTTCGCCAACTGTAATCCCGCCAGGATTTGCTGATTGAAATGCTTCTGGACTCATATCTGTGGAAACAACCAGAGTTCCGCCACCATGAACCGAGAGATTATTCTCTTGATCTGCCGAGTTCCGGAAATGCCCAATATTTACTGTCGCAATATCATAAAGAACTGGCTCGTCGACGTCTGGCATATTGTCCCGTGAACCAATGAAGTGAAACGGAATATAATCAAACGGTTTTCCATTAGATCCGCGAATCGTGATTTCCTCAGTAATCGGATCGCAACTCTCATCATAAAGTTGCTGTGTATATTCTTTGTTATCCTTTAGCCTGAGAACTCTGTATCGATCGACATAATCCCAAGTGAACTCATCATAATGAACTGGTGCATTCTCTTTCAGAACTATCATTCCCAACTGTCGACGGCCATTAATAACGTGAACGTGCCAGTTGATAATTGATTCCGCTGTATAAGTCGCGATATGCGGTTGCAACTGCATAGAACGAACTTGCTCAATAGTAAGAGACTCGTCAACCATCGGATAATCAGCTAACAAACCAAATCGGCCGGTCTCCATTACTTCATCTGCCGCCAACTTCGCGACCTGAACCAATGACTGGCCAGAACCGTCAGCATTTTCAAGCATGAAATCCATATCTGGCGGAAGCTCTATTCGTGGCGGCAATCGGAAGATCGCACCCTTCAAACCTTCGCGAGTTCGGCCCGTGTAGTTTGTATATATCGCTTTCTGGACGCGATTATAATATTGATCTTGCTCTTCTTGAGTGCGACGCGGAATATAATCTCTGGCATCTTCGAAACTCAGACCATTGGCCGCGTTTCGAGTTAACTTCCATTTGTTTAGATTCTTGTCGTACTCAGCATTAGTTTCTGAACATGGCATAATGTCACCTTTTATATGCTGAAGTTTATTGGTATATGAGCCATCGGTTTGACGATTGGCATTTCGTAAGCGATCGGATACGTTGCCGCATCAATCGCATGGTCTAATCCTGAACTCTTATCTGGCATCCCGTTTTTGTCATACGCTAATTGCTCAAAAGACTCTGATAATGATTTGCATTTTAACGCATTAACAAAGAGCAAACCATTTTCGAAAGATGCGTTCGTGGCCATTACCCTGTCCTA